TAGGGCTAGGCCAAATAGTCAGATATTTATGACTAGCAACGCTGGTGATATGTATTCAACAGTACTCAACAATATGCGTAGTATGTGTTTGTCATATCCACCTGCCACTATGGGATTTTGGGAATATAGTGCTGACGATTTTAGCAAGATTACAGATCGTAACGCCTGGTATCAGGCTAACCCGGCATTAGGCTACCTAATTGATGAAGCAACGATTGAAGAAGCAATAGCCACATCTAGCGTTGAAGCTACACGCACAGAAACGCTTTGCATGTGGATTAGTGCGCTCAAATCGCCATGGCCACATCAAGCATTTGAGGATTTAGGCTTTGCTGAGCTAAAACTAGAGCCAGGCAGGCTGACTATATTTGGCATGGACATATCGGTTAACAAGAAAATGGCAAGCCTTGTTGCTGGTCAGATTATGGATGATGGCAAGGTTGGCGTTGGCGTTATAGCCCAATTTGAAAGCCAAGTAGCCATAGATGAGCTAAAGATGGCTATTGAAGTCAATGAATGGGCAAAACAATACAAACCTAGAATGATTTGTTTTGATAAGTATGCGACCATGAGCGTTGCCGAGCGTTTAAGCCAATCAGGCCACAAGATTCAGGATATGTCTGGAACTGTGTTCTATCAGGCTTGCTCTGATCTATATGACAGCATAGTTAACGCTAGGATTGTCCATGCTGGGCAACAATCGCTAGTTGATAGCATGAATAACTGCGCCGCTAAAGAATCGGATGCCGGATGGCGTATCGTGCGCCGTAAGTCGGCTGGGGATGTGTCAGCTGCCATCTCATTAGCCATGGTCGTGCATCAATTGCTAAAGCCACAAAGCAAGCCACAAATCTATGTCTGAAATGGTAAGAATGTCTGATTTGTGTGGTATCCTTAAACGATGGGTCTATTTGATCGCTTTCGCCCTGCAAAAATAGAGGCGCAAGCTGCACCACAATTAATGACTGATTCTTTCAGTTATTTTCTGCCAACAGTTTTAACAGCAGTTGCACGTGATGAGGCCATGACTGTGCCAGCAGTTTCTAGGTGCAGGAATCTTTTAGCTGGAACGATTGCAAGTTTTCCTCTCTGCTTATACAAGAAATCAACTGGCGAAAAATTAGGCAAGCCATTATGGCTAGAGCAACCATCAATTAGCCAGCCGCTTAGCACTACAATTGCATGGACAGTAGATTCACTTATATTTTATGGTGTTGCTTATTGGCGTGTAACTGAAGTTTATTTTGATGATGGCAGGCCAGCAAGATTTGAATGGATTGCACCAGGTCGTGTTTCATTTACAACCGATGCTAATAGTAATTTTATTACGCAATATACAATTGATGGCTCACCTGTTCCGATGTCAGGGCTTGGATCATTAATTACTTTCCAAGGATTAGATGAAGGTGTATTACAGCGTGGCGCAAGAACTTTACGCTCTGCAATTGATTTAGAAATTGCCATGCGTGTTGCATCGGCAACGCCAATGCCATCTGGTGTTATTAAAAATACTGGTGCTGATTTAGCACAAGAAGAAGTGCAAAGAATTCTTGCAGCTTGGAAGTCTGCACGTGAACGCCGTTCAACAGCATACTTAACAAGCACTTTAGATTATCAGCCAACAGCATTTAGCCCTCGCGACATGATGTTCGTAGATGCGGTTCAATCAACAGCAACACAAATTGCACGAATGATGAATGTTCCAGCATATTACATAAGCGCAGACCAAAACACGTCAATGACTTATGCAAACGTGCAAGATGAACGCCGTCAGTTCGTATCCTTATCTCTTGCGCCGTATGTCCATGGCATACAAGATCGCTTATCAATGGATGATATTACGGCGCGAGGCAACATTGTAAAGTTTGACGTAGAAGATGCTTTCCTTGCAGTAAATGCGTTGGAAAGATTAGCCGTCATTGAAAAAATGCTAACCCTTGGCTTGATTACAGTAGAACAAGCTATGGAAATGGAAAACCTATCACCGAATGGAAATGAACATGCACCTAACGTTTACTAGCGGTTTAGAATGCTCAATATCTGAACGCACCATATCAGGTAAAATTGTGCCTTTTGGCGGCGAGATTGGACAAACGTCTGCTGGCAAAGTTGTCTTTGAAAAAGGATCAATTGAGATTCCAGACAGCCCAAAGCCGAAGCTTTTGCTAGAACATGACGCAAAAAAGCCTATTGGCCGAATGGTGTCTTACAGAGAAGATGAAGATGGCATGTATGCCACATTTAAAATTAGCAACACGACACGCGGAACAGATGCACTAATTGAAGCATCTGAGCAACTACGTAGCGGATTATCTGTTGGCGTAGAAGTTATTGATGGCAAGCGCGAGAAGGATGTTTATCGCGTTATTTCTAGCCGTATGGCAGAAACAAGTCTTGTTCAAGCTGCTGCATTCAAAAGTGCAGAGGTCTTGAGCGTTGCAGCTTCTGAAGAAGAAGTTGCTGAAGAAAACCCAACCCAAAACGAAAGCGAGGCAGTCGTGGAGAAAACTCCAGACACCGCAAATGTTGAGCAAGTGGTAGAAGCCCCTGCGGTGGAAGCTGCTCGCCCAACTGTAAGCGCACCAATTTATGCAAAACCAAGAATCAATGTAACACCATTAAGCATACTAGAGAACACAATTAGAGCTTCTGTATTTGGCGATGAGGATGCACGTCAATGGATTGCAGCCGCTTCTGATACCGATACAACAACCGATGTTCCTGGTCTTGTTCCAACACGTCAGCTAACTGAAATTATCAATCCTAAGACAACTGGCACAAGAGCAAGCATTGAAGCAATTTCATCTGGCACACTTCCTGATGCAGGAATGAAGTTCCAAATCCCACGTGTAAAGACCGCTCCAACAGTAGGCGCACCGATTGCTGAAGGCGCAGCATTTGATGATACTCAAGTTGAGATTGAATACATTGATGTTGATGTCAAGAAAGCGGCAGGGATGCAATTATTTTCTGTTGAGGTTCTAGACCGCACAAGCCCTGCCTTCCTCTCAGAGCTTCTTGCCTTGATGGGCGATCAATATGCTAAGGCAACAAACACCGCCGTTAAGACTGCACTTGCAGCAGGTGGAACACTTGATTCAACAACCATTACCCTTCCATGGGATGGCGCAGAAATCGCAGCATTCGTAGCACGTGCAGGCGAGAGCATTTACTCAAACACCTTTAAGTTTGCAACAGGTGTAATTGTTTCACCAACACAATGGAGCAACCTAACTAGCTTGGTAGATTCTCAGAATCGCCCAATCTTCAACGCAGCAGCTCCACAAAATGCAGCAGGAAATCTTGCTGTTGATGCAATTCGTGGAACACTACTTGGTCTGCCATTGTATGTTGATTACACAATGTCAGGTGTAGGAGATTCTTCAATTGTTGTTGTCAACCGCGATTCTTATACCTACTACGAATCACCACGTCTACAACTACGTGCTGAAAAGGTAGGAACAGGCAAGGTTGAAATCGGAATGTATGGCTACTATGCCATTGCCACAAAAGTTGGCGCAGGCGCGTTCCGCTTTAACAACCTAGCTTAGTTAAAACAGAGTTACCCTGGCGCACAGCCCTTGCGCCAGGGCTAACATTAGAAAGGAAAGACAATGGCGGCAGTTTATGTTACCGAAGCTGAATTACGTAGCGCACTTGGAATAGGTGCTTTGTATTCATCTGCCGTTGTTGAAGAATGCTGCCAAGCTGCTGAAAACATTGTTAAAAGCAAGTTATGGTTTAACACCCAATCCGTTTACGCATTAGAAGCGACAGGAACTACTGGGCGCATTTATATTTATGAAAACGTTGATCAATTTTTAACTGGCGATACAATAACTGTTGAGAATGTACGTCAACATTTTAATGGCTCACAAACAATAACCGATGTTGGAAGAAATTGGCTTGAGTTTGTCAATGCACAAATTGTTACACGGGTTTATCACACAATAGCCCCATGGGGTCGTGTTTATGGAACACAGGCCGTAGATTATGCAACTTTAGCTGAAGTCAAATTAGCATCACTTATGATTGCAGTTGACATTTGGCAGGCTCGCCAAGCTTCTAACGCTGGCGGTATCTCACCAGACTTTCAACCTTCGCCGTATCGCATGGGCAATACACTAATGGCACGTGTTCGCGGTTTACTTGCGGATCACTTAGCACCGGGCGGTCAAGTAGGATAATGTCAGCAATCTCTACCCTACGAGGAACAATCGCAACCGCGCTAACTGACAATACGGCGTGGCAGGTGTTTTCCTTCCCACCTGCCACACCGCTTGCCAACAGCATAGTTTTACAACCGGGTGACCCCTACATCGAACCCAGCAACGATCATTACAAAACAGTTAAGCCTAAGGTCAACTTTAAAATCATAGTGCTTGCACCTATGTTTGATAACCAAGGCAACCTAATTAACATTGAAGATTATTATTTAAATATAGTAAACAAGCTGGAAGCATCATCAATTGCATATACAATTGGCACTTTCAGCGCCCCAGCAGTCTTAACTGGAACAGCAGGCGATTTGTTGTCCGGTGAGGTATCAATCAGCGTTCTATCCGATTGGAGTTAATATGGCTGATAATGACAAAGAGCGTGAGGCTTTCTTGATCAAGATTGGTCAGGTTATTCCTACCGCACAAAAGAAAGAACCAAAACCAACAAAGAAAGATGAGGAGTAATCGTGGCGATTACGCTTAATAACAAGGTCGGATTGAAAATCAACGCGGTTGACCTTTCTGATCACGTAACATCGGTAACACTAAACCAAACCGCAGATGAGCTAGAAGTAACAGCTATGGGAGATGCTGCACACAAGTTTGTAAAAGGCTTGGAATCAGCAACCTTAACTGTGTCATTCCTAAATGACCAGGGAGCTGCCTCAGTACTAGATACCTTGTCAGATGCTTTTGGTACAACAGTTGAATTCAAGCTTCTACAAGATTCAGCAGCAGCAGTAGCAGCAACCAACAAACTATTTACTGGTGATATTTTGATAAACAATCTAACACCTATTAATGGCGCTGTTGGCGATATGTCAACACAAGACATTACATTTACTGTAAACTCAGTAGTAACAGTAGCCGACAGCGGCACGTTCTAATTTAACAAAGGGGCAAAGATGGCAAGTCTTAAAGTTGTAAGGGCAGATGGCACGGAAAGTATCCATGAGATAACACCTGCCGTTGAATATGCTTTTGAGCAGTATGCTAAGAAAGGCTTTTACAAGGCTTTCAGAGAAGATCAAAAGCAAAGTGACATTTATTGGCTTGCATGGGAATGTCTGCGCAGAGCAGATGCTCCAGAGGTTTATCCATTTGGGGATAAGTTCCTGGGAACTTTGAAGGCTGTTGAAGTTCTTGGTGATGATTCCCCAAATGGCTAACGCGTGATTCCTATACGTACAGAATAGCCCAGTTATCTGTACATACAGGAATTGCGCCTAGTGAGTTTGTTAATATGGATAGAAGTATGCTAAACGCTATTCATGAAGTAATAAAGAAACAAGCGGAAGACAGGAAGCATGCCAGTAGTCGTAGAGGGAATCGTAGGTCTTAGAAAAGCCCTGCGTAATTATGCTCCGGACTTGCAGAAACAAATGGACACGGAAATACGTTTAGCGATGAAGGAAATAATTAAGGATGCACGTTCTAGAGTTCCTGACACCACAAGACTTTACAATTGGCAAGACACAGGCAAGGAAAGAAAATCTAGAACTGGCAGAGAGCGCGCTTTTCCTGCCTACAACCCGTCTTTAATTCGTAGGGGCATGACATATTCATTAGGTAAACAAAGAAGGAATAGAGCAGGCTTTGTTTCTCTTTTTACTCTATTTAACAAATCTGCCATTGGTGCAATTGTAGAAACTGCTGGTCGTGCTAACCCATACGGAAGTAGTCGTAGCCAATCAAACAACCCTGATGCCGGCCGTAACTTTAATATAACACTTAGCAATCAAGTAGGTGCTTTGAGAAGCTACAAAGGCAATAACGATCAAAAGACTAGAGGTAGATTGCTTTTTGCTGCCTATGCAGACAATCAAGGCAGGGCTTTGGATGCAATCATGAAATCTATTGATAAGGCTACGCAACAATTCAATGCGCGCTTACAAGCCGATAAAACAAAGGTGGCAGCATGAGTGATATTAAAGTCAATATAGTTGGAGAGTTCCAGAAAAAAGGCTTTGATGATGCTGACAAAGCCACAAAAAAACTTACAAAATCATTTCAAAAGCTTGGCGTAGCCTTAGGAGTAGCGTTAACTGCTAGGGCGTTTGTCAACTTTAGCAAGGCTAGTTTGCGCGCTTTTGTTGAAGAAGAACAGGCCGTCAAGCAACTCACAACATCCTTAGGCAACTTAGGATTTTCATACAATGTACCTGCAATTGAGCGTTTTCTAGAAGCTACTGAGCAGGCAACTTTAGTAACAAAGGATCAGTTACGCCCAGCCATTGTTGACTTAATAGGTGCAACAATGGATTCTGAATTGTCAATGCGACTACTTGGACAAGCCATAGACATATCTGTTGCAACTGGCACACAATTGACTTCAGTATCAACGGCGTTAACCCGTGCGTTTAATGGTAACTATGCAAGTCTTGGAAAATTACAAACTAGGTTTACCACTTCAGAACTAGAAGCTTTAGGGTTTGAAGCAGCAATAGCGGCTTTGAATGAGGAGTTTAAGGGTGCGGCAGCAGCCAACTTAGACAGTTATTCAGGCAAGTTAGCACAGTTAGAAATAGCTGCTAACAAAGCCAGGGAAGAAGTCGGAGAAGGTTTAGTAAAGGCCATTGAGCAATTAGGCTCAGGTGATTACGATCAAGGCTTACAAGAACTGGTTGATGCTGGCACAGCCATAGGCGATGCTTTTGGCTACGCTGCTGGTGCTGTTAATACACTTAAAAGCGCCTACGACATAATTACTTTGCGTGGTGTACGCACCATCACGGAGAATCTATTAGGAAAAGGTCAACAAACACGCGGCGGCAGCATAACGCCTACCCAATTTGAATTAGCAAAAGCAAACGTTGAACGTACAAAAGATTTAGTTTTACAGAGAAAGATTTTGGCAGAGCGCAAGAAAGCTGCTGCTTTGACAGAAAAAGAAAGAAAGAATCAACTGGCACTTAACAAAGCCAAGGCCGTATTTGACATAGAAAAGATACAAATAGAAGCCGCTTTGCAAGGGAAAATAACTGAGGAAGAACGCACACGCCTTCTACTCATGAAAGCCATCTTAAATGAGGATAGTGATACAGCTACAAAACTGGCAGACAAATTAGAGAAGTTGCAAGAACAAACAGTTGAACTTGCTCAATCTTTGACAAGCCTAAAAGCTGGCAATCCATTTTCTGAATGGGATGGGTATTTTGAAGCTGCTAAAAAGAACATAAACGATTTGTATCAAACGCTAACTAATCAGCAAAATACTTTAAATGCTTTAACAAGCGGTATAACTACAAGCAGAGCAACGGCAAACCAAAACGTATTAGCAGCCAAAACCGATAAAGCCGATGCCTACGCTGAAGCTGCAAGAAGATCAAGAATAGAAGCTGAAGCCTTACAAGAAGAAGCTAAGAATAATGAAATACTAAAAGATGCAGCTGATATGCTTACAGAAAGCCTTGCAGCAGCAGACTTAGCGGCAGCCTTAGCCGGACTAGAACTAGCCAATGAATATCTGAATCAATCTATTGAAGCTGCAACTGGTCAAGGTTTAGTTCCTGAAGTAAATGTTAACTTGACATTAGAAGGCACAGGAATCTTTGCTGAAGATTTGGCTGAAGTCATAACCGACATTCAGTACAATTATCAAAAGACAGGCAAGGGCATACTGCTAAGCAGTAGGGCCATTTAATGCCAGCACCAACGCTGCGTGTCTTTGTTGACTTTGATAGTGAAACCGCTTTTGAAATTAACCCCTTAATCTTAGGTAGCGCAACTGAAGGCATACTAGATACCAATACCCTTGGCTCAGGCACGTTGCCTGTTGAGATAACAGACCTAGTTACTAGAGTTGCTATACGCCGTGGGCGCAATCGTTTGACATCTCAGTTTGAGGCTGGCACAGCTAATGTGACTTTATTTGATCAAACAGGTGATTGGAATCCGACCAACCCGAACAGTATCTACTATCCAAACCTTGTTCCGCTTAGGCAGATAATTATCTACGCCACATATAACAACCAAGATTATTTTCTATTCTCAGGCTTTATCAACACATACGACACAGGATTTAGACAGGGCAACGATGAGCTAAGCACAGTAACCCTTAAGTGCGTAGATGGCTTTAAACTGCTGGCAGGCTCAGGAATAGCAACTGTTACAGGCTCAGGGGTACAAACTTCAGGGGCTAGGGTAAATGCCATCCTAGATGAGATTGAATGGCCTTTAAGCTTGCGTAACGTGGATACAGGTGATTCAACCCTTCAGGCAGACCCAGGCACAGATAGGGATGCCCTTCAGGCGCTCTTTAACGTGGAACAAAGCGAGTTTGGGGGCATCTTCCTAGATGCCAATGGCAAGGTTGATTTTGTAAGCCGTAATGCCCTTATAGCCACGCCAGCGTTCCCGGTCTATGAGTTCAGCGATCAAGGCACGGACATTTCATACACCAATGCAGTAGTAGCGTTTGACGATACTAATCTGGTAAATGATGTGACTATTACACGCCTAGGCGGTACTGCTCAGAATGTATTTGACCAGCCATCAATTGATAAGTTCTTCCTACATTCAGGCCAGCGTTCAGACATCTTGGTACAGACCAACGCTGAAGCTCTGAGCCAAGCGCAAGGCATCCTAGCCACACGCAAAGACCCTGAAGTACGCATAGATAGCATTCAGCTAAATCTCTACGATGATACAAACCCCAATAAGCCATTGGCAGGGGTAGACATAGAATTGCTTGATGGTGTAACAGTTACTAAGACTACCCCTGGCTCATCCAGCGTGGTGCAATCAAGCCTAGTAAATGCTATTCATCACGACATTACCAAGTCATCCTGGATGACTACCCTATACACAACAGAACCGCTACTGGCAGGCTTTGTCTTAGATTCCGATACATCGGGTATACTAGACACAGACGTGCTGAGCTACTAAGGAGAACAAATGGCAGGCGCAGGATATCGTTTATATAACACAGGGGATGTGCTTACCGCTGCCCAAGTCAATCAGTATTTACAAGAGCAAACAGTTATGGTATTTGCAGATTCAGCAACTAGAACTACCGCGCTTAGCGGTGTACTTGCTGAAGGCATGATTTCTTACCTACAAGATACTAATGCTGTTGAAGTTTACAATGGATCAGCTTGGGTAGGTGTTAGCGGTGCAGGTGATATTACTGGCATTACAACTGGCACAGATTCAGGTTTATCAGGTGGCGTTACAAGCGGCACAGCAACCCTAAGATTGAAGCTGGAGTTTGATGCAGAAACAGGCACAACTTATACACTTGTAGCAGGCAACCTTAACCAGCTAGTAACTCTTAACAATGCCAGCGCAATAACTTTAACTGTACCGCCTAGCGTATTTAGCGCAGGTGATGTAATAAACATAGCGCAGATAGGCGCAGGGCAAGTAACACTAGCGCAAGGTGCAGGCGTAACAATAACTAGCACCGGAGCAACAGCTAGCGCACCTAAACTACGCGCGCAATACAGCGCGGCTAGTATTATTTGCACCGCATCAAATACCTTCTTGGTAGTTGGCGATATTGCTTAATGAATATCTTAGGCATTATCGCCAGTTCTAAATTAGGAGATGCTGGCGACTTTGAGTCTATTGCTACTGTAAGCGTTGGTAGCGGTGGTAGTTCAAGCATTTCATTTACTTCAATACCTGCGACTTACACCCATTTGCAATTGCGTTGCATTGGTCGTTCTTCAAGAAATCAAAATAATGGCTATGCGGTTATTTCATATAATTCAGATACAGGAACAAATTATTCTTATCACGCATTAACAGGTGATGGCTCATCGGCATTGGCCCAGGGTGATTCATCAGTTTCATATCAAACTTTAATATATTTTCCAGGCGCATTGCGTGGTTCTAACATTTTTGGTGTTGGAGTTGTAGATATATTGGATTATGCTAATACGAATAAATATAAAACATTAAGAGTTTTAGATGGATATGATTCAAATGGTGCGGGTTATAGTTCTTTGGGGTCAGGTTCTTGGCGTAATACAAATGCAATTACAAGCATTACTATTACTGAATACAATAGCAATGCTTTTGTTCAATACTCCCACTTCGCCCTCTACGGAATACGGAGCGCATAATGCCTAAAACTTATACGCCGATAGCAACGACAACGCTGGGAAGTAATTCTACGTCAGTTTCTTTTACTTCAATTAGCGGCAATTACACTGATTTAGTTTTAGTTGCTTCACCAACTACATTGGCAAATGGAGAGCAATTTACAATGACTTTTAATTCAGACACGAGTTCAAATTATTCTGCCACTTACTTAACAGGAAATGGTACCACTGCGACTTCTCACCGAAGAAATACTCAATCTAATATAATTGTTGATTACTATGGAGCAGTAGACACGACTGTAAAAACAGTATACATTTTTAACATTCAAAATTATTCTAATACTACAACTAATAAGACTATTCTAATAACCTCAAGAACTGGTTATGCTGCTGAATCTAATGTTGCTTTATACCGTTCTACTTCAGCAATAACTACAATAACACTTGCTGGAGCTACTTTTACCACTGGCTCAACCTTCACCCTCTACGGAATAAAGGCGGCATAATGGCTAACACATACGAGGCAATAGCCACTGTAACTGTTGGTAGTGGTGGGGCTGCGACAATGGCTTTTAGTTCTATACCTGCAACTTATACGGATTTAGTCCTAAAAATGTCTTTAAGGTATAGCGCTTCGGGACCGCAAGATATGCGTCTTACATTTAACGGCAATACTTCGGCCGTTTATTCGATGCGTTCAATTAACGCGGCAGGGTCAGGGACTCCAGGCTCTGCCTCAGAAACAGCACAAACTTCAACTTGGCTAGGTAGTTTGCAAGGCGTAACTGCCTCGACCTTTAACAATATGGAATTGTATATTCCTAACTACACCAGCACGACAACCGCTAAATCAATCTCAACCGATAATGTAAACGAGGCCAATCAGACAGACGCTCGGTCTTTCTTGGTCGCGCAACTCTGGAACCCTGCAACACAGGCTGCAATTTCTATCCTATCTATTAGTGTTGCATCTGGAACATTCGTCCAATACTCAAACGCCACCTTATACGGAATCAAGAACTCATAAGAAAGGTAAACAATGGCACAACATAAACTAATAGTGGATTGCTCAACAGGGGTAATCACCGAGGTAGAACTAACGGCTGAAGAACTGGCTCAGCGTGAGGCAGATGCAACAGCCTTTGCAGAAATCAAGGCAGCAGAGGAAGCAGCAGCACAGGCTAAGGCAGAGGCTAAGGCAAGTGCCGAGGCTAAACTTGCAGCACTTGGTTTAACAGCCGATGAAATCGCAGCACTATCTTTATAGATAATGCCTAAACTATGCAAAGCTGGTCAGCAATTAAGAAATCAAATTGACGATGCGTGGCCTGATAGAAGTAGAGTTGCACCTGAAGGG